ATCCTGAAGATGCTGAATTGACTTTGGCATTGCCTACTGTTTCTTACCAATATTTGTCAGTAACTTCTGACTTTGGTATTTCAGTTCGTGATTGGTTGAGCAAGACTTATCCTAAGTTGCGTGTTGTTTCAGCGCCACAGTTAAACGCTGCTAATGGTAGCGCAAATGTGTTCTATCTGTATGCAGAGCACGTTTCTGATGGTGGTAGCGATGATGAGCGTACATTCGTTCAAGTTGTTCCAGCTAAATTCCAAGCTCTTGGAGTTGAAAAGCAATCTAAGGCTTACTTGGAAGATTATGCCAACGCTACTGCTGGTGTATTACTCAAGCGTCCTTACGCTGTTGTGCGTTATAGCGGTATTTAATGAAGTAAGATAGAAAGGCGGGAGAAATCCCGCTTTTCTAATCAATCAAAAGGAATAAGTAAAATGGCTAAAGTATATATTTTCTCTACCCTTGCAAATGATCAGCTATATCAAAACTGGCTTACTGGTGGCAATGATTTGCCATCTAAAGGTCATGCTGTCCATATTAAAGGTGGCACAGGTGTAGCGAATGATCGTTTAATTACTCCAATTGGAGTAGCAACCGAGATTACTGAAGAAGATTTAGGTGAATTGGAAAAAAATCCAGTTTTCCAACAACACAAAGAAAAAGGTTTTGTTGTGATTCGTCAGAAAAAAGCTGAAACCGAAAAGGTAGCTTCTGACATGAATCTCAAAGATGAATCAGCACCTTTGACTGATGCTGATTACGCAAAAGAAGAAGATTCACCAAAATTTACAGCAATTAAAGGTTAAGTATGACAACCCCAGCCTTCAATGAAGTTGCATTTAGAAATCAGTTTCCAGCTTTTGAAAACTCGACTGATTTTCCTGCTGCTCAATTGCAAGGCTGGTGGACTATGGGTTCAGCTTACATTAACCCTGATAATGTCTATCCTTGGAATTTTAAAACTAACCAATTACAGTTAGCTTTGGATTTAATGTGCGCTCATTTAGGGCAATCATATTCCTTGATTAACGTTGGTGTTCCTACTGTAATAGTACAAGGTACGGCTGAAGGTACTGTTAATGTGTCTTTAACCCCTCCTCCTGTCAAATCTTCTTTTGGTTGGTGGTTAGCTACTACTTCTTATGGTCAACAGCTTAGAGCCTTATTAAAGACTGTTGCCAATGTTGGCTTATTTGTTGGTGGTAGTCCTGAAAACTCAGGATTTAGGAAAATTGGTGGAGTATTTTGAAATCATTAAATCTCGAAAAGATCAAAGCAACTTTTGACCGAGTTCCTGATGAATTCGAGAATATGGTCGCCCAAATTGGTTTTCCTTCAGGTATTAACTATGAAGACGGCACTCCTGTAGCTTATGTAGCTGCAATTCAAGAATTTGGTGCTCCTGCTGTCAATATCCCTGCTAGACCATTTATGCAACCTACTGTTCGTCAAAAAAAAGACGAATGGGTCAAAATTGTTGCTAAATACTTACCTCAAGTGGCTTTAGGCAAAACAACTGCTTTTGATGTATTAGATTTAGTAGGTCGAGTAGCTGCTGCGGATATTAAAACTACTATTTCCAGCATTTATTCACCTCCTAATTCTCCAGCCACAATTAAGCGTAAAGGTTCATCCAAACCTTTAATTGATACTGGTTTAATGTTGGCTACTGTTCAAAATGCAGTAAATAAAGCTGATTCAGAGTTCCGTAAAGGTTAATAATGAATTTACGCTCTCTTGCCAATAAATATACTCAAATAACCAATAAGAACCAGCAAATAAACTGGATTCAATCTACTGGTTATGTAACTGACTCTGCTGGTAAAAGAACCCCTACTACTATTACATTGACTGTAGAGGCTCAAATTCAAGCTCTGAGCGCATCTGACTTAAAACAGGTAGATGGATTAAACATTACTGGAGTTATGCGCTCTGTGTACCTATACGGCAACGCAGCAGGGGTAGTTAGAGTAGATCAGATTGGTGGAGATATTTTAGTGTTCCCTGAGATACCGGGAAGCACCTCAAGAAATTGGCTAGTAACTCAAGTCGTAGAAACTTGGTCTGATTGGTGTCATGTAATAGTAACTTTACAAAAGGATTAAATATGCAAATCAATGTAGGAAATACCCCCGGTCAAGCAGCAGAAGCAGTCGTAACAGTAGATGCCAATGGCAATATTATTCAAGATGTTTCTACTTATTCTATCGCTGTAGTTGATGTAAACCCTGTTGCTAATGCAACAGATTTGTTACAAATTATTGGTTCTGCTACTAAAACAATTTGTATTAATGCAATTCGCATTACTGCTGATTCTAGTGCTGCTGGTGAAATGGATTTTTATTTATTTAAAAGAAGCGCATTAAATACTGGTGGAACATCAACCCATCCAACTCCAGTAGCCTATGATTCCAACAATCCTGCGGCAACTGCGGTAATTAACTTATATTCTGCTAATCCTTCAGCTTTAGGAGCTGGTTCAATAATAACAGCCAGCCAATTTATTTATCCAGTATCTAGCTCAGGAAGCGGAATTCCAATGTTTCCTATTATTTTTCAATTTGAATCACAAACAGACCAAGCTATTACATTGCGTGGAGTTAATCAAAGTTTATCCATTTCATTAAATGGTCAAACTATTCCTTCAGGATTTTCAGTTTATATGACTATAGAGTGGACTGAACAATAATGTCAGTAAGCATTAACCTTATTGACCAAGATGTATTTAAAGCATTGGTGGTGTTTTTTAACTCATTTTTGCCTAATGGTACTCCTGTGATTCAAGGTCAAGATAATCGTGTGCCAATGCCAAAAGGCGGTTTTGTCTGTATGACAAACGCTGGTATGGATCGTTTATCTTTTAATGTGGATTCTTATGACACAAATAGCCAAACAAAATCCATATTAACTCCAACAAATTACGCTATGCAGCTTGACTTTTATGGTGCAAGTTCTCAAACTTGGGCTATGCAAACTCAAGCTCTATTTCGTGATGAATATGCTACAAACATATTCCCTGCCAACATACAACCTTTGTATGCGGATAACCCTATCCAAATACCTTTAATTGATGGAGAAGCTCAATATGAGCAACGCTGGAAAATTACTGCAAGTTTGCAATACAACCCGATCCTTTCAACTTCACAACAATCTATGCTTAATGTGAATATTGAATTAGCTCCAATAGATCAGACATTTAACCCCTAGGAGATTTTATGAGTACCATTCCTTTTTCTCAAGTCGTGCAAGTCGTACCTTCAGTATTATCTGCTGGTGGTCAAGCTGTTGATTTAAACGCTCTAGTTTTGACTCAAAATGCTTATGCTCCATATAATACAATTTTGCAGTTTTCAAACTCTGCTGATGTTCAAACATATTTTGGCGCAGGATCTACTGAAGCCACAATCGCATCTATTTATTTTGGTGGCTATACTGGTGGCACTCAGCTTCCCGGTGCTTTATATTTCTCTCGCTATGATGAAACAGCCATTGCTGGTTTCTTGCGTGGTGGATCAATGGCTGGAGTTACTTTAGGTCAATTACAAGCCTTTACAGGAACTTTAAGTCTTACAGTAGCGGGTACTGTTGAAACTTCAGGCACAATCAATTTGACTGGTGCTACTAGCTTTAGCAATGCAGCATCTATTATTCAAGCTGCTTTCACAAGCCCGAATTTTACAGTTACTTATGATTCAGTTCATAGTGCTTATGTATTTACAACAAGCTCTACTGGCTCAACACAAACCATTACTTTTGCAACAACTGGCACTTTGGCAACCAATTTAAAATTGACTCTAGCTACTGGAGCAATTATTTCTCAAGGTGATGACATTGGCAGCCCTTCTGCATTTATGGCTAATATTTTGAATCAAAATCAAAATTGGGCTACATTTATGACTGCTTGGGAATCTTCTATTACAGAAAAAGAAGCCTTTGCAACTTGGAGTAATTCATTAGCTCCTCGCTGGTTATATGTTTGCCAAGATTCTGACATCAATGTTTTGAACTCTGCAAGCACCAATACATTCGGTGATTGGTTACAAGCAAATAGCTTTATTGGTACTTGCCCTATTTATGGCGATTACACTCATGCTGCCTTTGCTTGCGGATTCTTTGCTTCATTAAACTTTACTCGTTTAAATGGTCGTGCAACTTTAGACTTTAAAGAGCAATCAGGTTTAATTCCTGCTGTAAGCAATCAAAGTCAACTTGCTGGTGTTCTTGCTAATGGTTATAACACTTATGCTTATTTTGGCTCTAATAATCCAGCAAACAATCAAAGTTGGATGACTCCGGGTTCTGTTTCAGGAATTTGGAAATGGGCTGATACTTATGTCAATCAAATTTGGCTCAATGCTAATTTGCAGTTGGCTATGGTTAATCTATTAACTTCAGTTGGTTCAATCCCTTACAACACTCAAGGCAACTCATTGATTTATTCTGCTGCTCTTGGTCCGATCAATGCTGCTATTAACTTTGGTGCAATTCGTACAGGCATCAATATTTCTGCTGCTCAAGCTGCTGAAATTCAATATGTAACTGGTGTAAATGCTGCTCCTACTATCGCTTCTCAGGGTTTTTACCTACAGATCGCTGAAGCAACAGCACAAACTAGAGCTGCTCGTCAATCTCCTCCAATCACTTTGTATTACCAAGATGGTGAGAGCATTCAGCAGATTACTATTGCAAGTATTGTAATTCAATAAATTTAAGGATAAATTATGTCAACAATTACCTCCGCAAACTCAGTCTTTGCATTAGCTATCAACAACTACTTTCCTGTTCCACAAACCATTCAAGGTTTTGCGGTAGATGATGCTTTTGAAGGCGAAGCAGTACAACAGTCAGAAATCCTTATGGGTGTAGATGGCATTTTAAGTGCTGGCAAAATCTTTGTTCCTTACAAAATGACTATTCATCTGCAAGCAGATAGTCCTAGCGTATTGATTTTTGATGCTTGGCGCAATGCTCAAGATGCAGCAGTAGATGTCTTTTCTGCAAGTGGCTCAATTACTTTGCCTTCAACAAGCATGGTATATACTTTACAAAATGGCTATTTGACTTCAGCGACTCCGTTCCCTGCTGTTAAAAAGACATTGCAGCCTCTCGTATATGAGATTACTTGGCAACGCATCATTGGTGGACAAATTTAAAAATGGCAAGAAAAGAATCGTCATTCGTAGCTGACATTGGTCGAGATAAGGGTAAGCAATTCCTTGTCACAGAAATGTCAGCTTCTCAAGCTGAAAACTGGGCTATTAAGGCTATTCTCGCAGTCGGCAATGCTGGCATTGAGATACCTGATAACCTAGCTTCTCAGGGAATGGCTGGTCTTATGGCAGTCGGATACATGAATCTATTAAAGATTCCTTTTGAAGCTGCCAAGCCTCTTTTAGATGAAATGATGAGCTGTGTGCAGATTATTCCTAGTGCGAATGTAAAACGACCACTAATTGAAGATGATATTGAAGAAGTCCAAACCCGATTAAAGTTGCGTAAAGCAATTTGGGATTTACACATGGATTTTTTTTTAGGCGAAAGCCAATCGACTTTGGGATCAGAAATGCCAGCTCCTCAACCAAGCGAATCATTGAGTATCAAGCCACTCCGCAGACGATAGCAACTATAGTGTCGTCTAGGTTGGCTACCTTACATGAACTTGATACTGTATATGGTATTGAAGATTTATGGATACTCCTTGAGATCAATGCCGTTGATCGGCACAATGCTGCTTTAGTGAGTAAATAATGGCTACAGTAATAGATTCCTTACTAATAGAACTTGGACTTGATACTTCCAAGTTTAATTCTGCACAGCAAAAATCTGTAGAATCTTTGCGAAAGTTTGACGAGCAAGCCCAAAAGACTGCTAAAACGACAAACAAAGGCGCAAAAGACATGGGTGATGGCTTTACAGCCATGAAAGATGCTTTAGTGGCTTTTGGTACAGTTTTTGTTGGTTTAAGTGGATTTAAAAACTTTATTTCTGATACAACCAAAGCCAATGTGGAGTTAGGGAGATCAGCTCATATTTTAAATATGTCAGCAATTGATCTTAAAAGTTGGGGTCAATTAGCAGAACTTACAGGTGGTAATGTTGAATCAATGACATCTACTATCAAAGGGCTTCAACAAGCTCTTGTAGGTTTAAAATATGGCGATACAGCAATGGTTAATGCTGCAACGCAACTAGGCGCATGGCAAGCCTTTGACATTAACAAAATGTCAGTAGATTTATTTAAACTCTCAGATGCTATTATTGAATACAAAAAAACTCATACTGAAGCTGAATTAGTTAATTTCACTTCTGCTCTTGGCATAGATCAAGGATCAATGCTTTTGTTGGAAAAAGGATCTGCATACCTACATCAACACAAAGAAGAATTTGACCAACTTAATGCAGCAATGAATAAAAATGCAGATACGGCTGATAAATTAAATGCTAAATGGGTTATGTTTAAAGCCACTATTGGTAGCATTGGTCAAAAATTCTTTAGTTTTATTGCTCCTGCGCTTTTGTATAAATGGGGAGATCAATGGGCTCCTGAAGATTTAAAAAATGCAGAATCTAATAAATCATCAAATTCTAATTTTAATGATTTAGAAAAAAAGCATGGATTACCTTCAGGTATGTTGGACAAGATTTGGAAAATAGAATCCAATCGTGGTCAAGCTATGGTTTCCCCTGCTGGTGCAACTGGACATTTTGGCTTTATGCCAAAAACTGCTTCTGCTTATGGAATGAGCAGGGAAGATACTTTTGATCTAAATAAATCTTCTGAAGCTGCTGCAAAAATGATGTCTGATTTATTGCGACAGTTTAAAGGCAATACCAGTATGGCTTTAGCTGCTTATAACTGGGGAGCAGGAAATGTTCAAAGATATGGCATGGGACATTTGCCTTCTGAAACTGCTGGCTATTTACGACAATACAATTCAATGGTTGGATCAGGAGTTAATACTCCTACTGGATCTAATAAAACAAGTAATAGTTCTGTAAATATTCAAAATCAAGTTATCAATACGCAAGCTACAGATGCCAATGGCATTGCCAAAGATATGCACAATGCTTTGGCGCAAAACACTTTAATTAACGCTGGAATCGTAGGAGTAGATTGATGCCTTTAATTCCTTATCCTGATATTCCTCCCCTTCCCGGTGTTCCTGCTATCAATAGAAATTCTGCTGGATATGTAGCAGCAGCTTTAACTGTTGTTGCTGAATTATTGCCTAATAATTTATTTGGCACTAAATGGGGAATTACTGATGAATTTGGGAATACTGCTCTTGTTCCTGATTCTTTTATTAGTTTTGAGTATAAAAATGATAAAAAGATTCCTAATTATCCAGTTGAAGGTGGTGGATTTCAAAGTTATAACAAAGTTTCAACACCTTTTGATTGCAGACTTGTAGTATCTTGTAGTGGAAATGGCTCAATGAGCAAACAAGGATTTTTAGCTGCAATTCAAAATTATGTAGAATCTTTGACTTTATTGACAATAGTTACCCCTGATGCAAATTATCCAAACTGTAATTTGATTCATGTGGACTACAGAAGGGAATCAAGACAAGGTGTAACCCTGTTATTGGCTCAATTATGGTTTCAGCAAATTATTGTTGCTCAACAGCCAGCAGCTTCAACAGCTCAACCTTCAGGCGCATCTACCAAAAACAATGGTCAAATTTCTCCTGTAACACCATCTGCTTCTCAACAAACAACCTTACAAACCAATAAAGCTGATATAAATTTTGGTGTAATTAACCCTAATTCTTGGGACTAATATGCAAATACTACCTTTATCAGCAGTTCCTTCGCAAACTTTTTCAGTTCAATTAAACAATCAAAATTGCTTAATTAACTTATATCAAAAAAGCACAGGTCTTTATTTTGATTTATTTATTAACAATAGTCCTGTAATTCAATCTATGCTTTGTTTGAATGAAGTTGGTTTGGTAAGAGAATCTTATCTTGGATTTGTAGGGCAACTGGTTTTTGTAGATATGCAAGGATCATCTGATCCCACTTATGATGGATTGGGTTCTCGTTATCTTTTGACATATTGGACACAAATATGACTTTTGCAGTCCGTCAAATAAGCCTTCAATTTTCTGCTGCTAATGGCACAGTTACCAATTTAGAAGGATTAAGAGCTACTGCGATTGTATTAAATCCCGGTGGTGAAAACACTCAAGGTCAGCTTCAACTTCGTGTTTATGGCATGACTTTAGACCAAATGAATCAATTTTCTTCTGCTGGTTCTGTTGGTTCAGGAGCTAGTTTTATTGCTGATTCTGCTATTGCCGTCACAGTTTTAGCTGGCAATAAAGGCGATATTTTAGGTCAAATATTTCAAGGTGGAATTCAATCTAGTTATATTGATTTTGGATCCGTTCCTGAAGTAGCTTTTGTTTGCACAGCACAATCAGGTCTTTACCCTAATTCAGCTCCTAATGCTGCTAATAGTTGGGCTGGAACTCAAAACGCAGAAGATTTAATTGAATCATTGGCAAGTTCTATTGGTTTTACTTTTGTAAATAATGGTGCTCATGCGATTGTTCAAAACCAATATGTTTATGGATCTACGCTTGCTCAAATTAAAAAAATAATTAGATCCGCTAATTTCGGTTCTGCGATTGAAAATAATACTATTTCCATTTTTCCTAACAATGGCACTAGAGATGGAGTAACAATAAATATTAGTTCAAATAATGGTTTGGTTGGTTATCCAAGCTACTATCCTTCAGGATTTATTATTAAATCCGAATTTAACCCTGAATTGCTTATTGGTAGAACAGTCAACTTAACTTCTTTAATTCCTAAAGCTAATGGTGCATGGGTAATTTTTGAATCTACTCACGAATTAAGCACTTTAGTTCCTGATGGACCTTGGTTTACAACTGTCAAATTAGGCTATCCCGGTACAAATAATGTCAGCCCAAACTAAATCAGTTTTAACCAATCTAACCCCTACAAGCATAGGGACCGAAACTTCTCGTATTCAATTTTTGATTAAAGCTGCTCTTTCAGGAATTAGAACATCTATTCCAGTAAAAGTTATTTCAGTTACAAATACAGGAGGAGTTTCTCCTATTGGAACAGTTAGCGTACAACCTTTGGTTAGCGCATTAGATGGATCAGGTCAAGTTTGGCAACACGGCACTATTTACAATGTGCCTTATATGCGTATTCAAGGTGGTTCTAATGCAGTTATTTTAGATCCACAAGTAGGTGATATTGGTATTGCTACTGTTTGCGACAGAGATATTTCAGGGGTAAAAAATACTCAAGGAATTTCAGCTCCAGCATCTAATCGTAAATTTGACTTTTCTGATATGGTCTATTTAATGACTATTATTGGTGCTGCACCTACGCAATATGTGGAGTTTAACGCTTCAGGGATAACAATTTTATCCCCTAATAAGGTTACAATTAACGCACCTGTAGTTGAAATTGATGCTCCATCTATTGTGTTAAATGGAGCGGTTACTCAAGGTACAGGTTCAAATGCTGGCAATGCAACATTTGGTGGCAGTATGGCTGTTACTGGTGATGTAACGGCAAATGGTACAAGTGTGCATACTCATAAACATGGTGGAGTTCAAACAGGTGGCGGACAAACGGGGGTTCCGGTGTAATGACAATAATTCAAAATTCGCTACTTCTTGACCAATCCGCTTGGGATTTAGTTCTTGATGTTAATGGCAATATTGCTTTAGCTGAAGCACCTTATTCTGTAGCTCAAGATGTAGCTTCTGCAATTCGTACTTTTTTAGGTGAATGTTGGTATAACACAACACTTGGACTTCCTTATTGGCAAGAAATATTGGGTCAATTACCTCCTTTAAATTATATTAGCCAACAAATGATTACTCAATCCTTGACCATTCCTAATGTAGTTTCTGCAAAGGTTACTTTTCAGTCATTTACTGATAGAGTATTAAGTGGTCAAATTCAAATAATAGATACAGATGGAGCGACTAATAATGTGGCTTTTGGGGGTTAAAATATGACAGATTTAGAATT